AAAACTTTCCGAGTAGAACTATCTTTCATTTTTATTTCTGCTACCAAATCAACAAAATATCTATGCAAACGACCATCCTTTGGTGATTGGTATGGAACAACCACAGATTCAGATCCCCAGGTTATAACATTTTGGCTATTGTCTAAATATCTAAATGATAATAGTTCCAACGAACTTCTATATATTACTGGTAATGTTCCTTTATATTTATTTGGATTTTTGGGATGGAATATCCCTTGTATGTAATTTTTATTTTTTTTACCTAATGTTTTCATCAACCAATAAAGAAACGAACGGGGTCAGTATCTACGTAATTACTCATTAATTCTTTTTCCAATTCGTCTTTTTCTTTCAATCCTTGTGACATAACATCTTGGTAATTTACCGTTTGACCTCCAAATAAATTAGTACCAGTATACTTTCCTCTAGTGTGACCCATTGCAATTTTTACAAGTGCGCTGGTGTATCTAAAGACCCAAAGTTGAGATACTAAATCTTTAATCGGTTTTTGCACCTTACATCCCAAAAGACCATAATAAATTACACTATTATTTGGTTCCGGTAATATTTTTAGAATTTGATTATCTGGATTGAATCTAATATAAGGTTTTAATGCCAATAATTTTTCTCTTGTATCTAACCAATCTTTTAAAACATGCCATGTCACAAGATCATAACCAACATTACCTAAAAGATGTCCGAAATATGCTTGTTGAGCTATTGTGTGTTCAATTGTAAACAAAGTATTAACACCACTGGAATTGCCTTGTTCTATAGAAAAAACATCTACTACTTTTCTATAATCGTCTAAATCAAAATCATAACCTTCTGATGAATTTGGCATTGAGGGATCCGCTGGATTATTCATTTCTGGTGTTATACTAAAGAGTTTATCTATTCGAAGACCAACACCTCTTTCATATAAATCAGATCTAAAAATTAAATATTCTTCTGTTACGCCGGAAAATTTAGTAAACCATTCTATTGCAATGTCTATCAATTCATACATCTGCTCACTACTAATTTCTATTTGTATCAAAGGTTCTCCCAATGTTCTTCTTATTCTTTGGGCTAAATGATCATAGCTTTTAATTTTAGAATTAAAAGTAGTACTACCGTGGAATGAGTTTGGTAAAACGGACATATATTATATTTACTAAAAATTTATTTTATTCTGTAACTTCCGCCTCTGATTCTTCACCTTCAACATATTCATCAGAAGGCGAAGTCAAACCAAATCTATCTATTTCTTGTTGACATTCTTCCTGAGTCCCTGTAAATAAAATACTCTGTGTAGAGATTGATTTGTTTGTTTGCTCAAAAAATATAATATTGGTTCCATCATGGACGAGCTTCCATGCATCTGATTCGTCATATGACCAGTTGTTTTCGTTGGGTGAGATTATCATGGTATTGTTACGGAAAGTGTTGAGGTTGCGGAGTTATAAGTCGCTGTTGATCCAACGGGAAGTCCCGTCAAAGTAATAGCTCCATAAGTTTGAGATGTAGTTCCTTGGAAAAATCTGAAGGTTGTTACGCCAGATGGCGGGGAAACATTAAACGAAACCACCAACGAAAGATTCCCAGATTGAAATGTTGCGGTTGCCGTTGAAGCTCCATTGGTTTTTCTGGCTCGAATGAACCCAGCCGTGATGGTCGTTGATCCCGTGTAACTCAGCGTTGACGCAGTTAAATCTAAGTATCCATTTCCCGTTTTGTTTAGGTTTCCGCTCCCTGCAATATTGCCCGTCACTGTTATCGTGGGTGCGCCTGTGGTGCGATATTGCAAAGTAGCTCCAGCGTTTATTATAAAATTATTCGGCAAAGTTACATTGTTTGGTGTAATAATTTGCGATGCTGTCTGAGCCGTAAACGATCCAGTTCCAAAAGCATTGCCTGACATATAAGTTATTGTCCCCAAAGAAGATATTGTTCCACCAGTATAAGTATTGTTGCCGCCGATAGTTATAGCCTGAGAGCCGTTTTTAAAAATCGATCCCGCTCCACTAATAACTCCATTGAGCGTGACGATTGATGAAATTATAAGTTGCCCTTGATTAATTATTGTTGGCCCAGTATAGTTAGCTCCTCCCGTTAATGTTAAACCTCCAATTCCATTTTTTACAAGACCAATTGTGCCGCCAATTGCATGCGAAATAGTTGTCGCGGAGTAGCACATGAATTGACGAAATGTTGCTGATGTGCTGATTATAGCACTAACCACACTTGTACGTACTCTGGCTGAAAGTGATTCTGTGAGCGTCATCCTACGATTATATAAAGAGTATTTACAGCAGGAGTTATTGCATTATAACCCGCTTGTGTAATTTGCATCATATTGCTGATCATTGTGGAGTTAGCTACTCCTGTTATGTTTGAAGAAACATATGCCGAACTAGCAGCAAATGTAGTTTGCCAATTTGCAGAATTTGATCGAACTGTTGTATAGGAAGAATCCCAATTTGCAGAATTTGATCTTACAAGAGTAGTTGCTACTGTATCTCCTGCAACTATTCCTGTTAATTTGCTGCCATCACCATAGAATGAACCAGTTGCTGAAAGATCACCTAATATTGTTCCAGTTAATGTGCCTCCACTTAATGGTAAATATTCTCCACTTGAAGATGCCCAAGACGCACTCAATGAACCTACAGTAAGATATGTAGATTCCCAATTAGCCGTCAATGCTCTAACCTCGGAATCTGGACCAACAACACCAGCAGCAATCACACCCGTTAAATTACTACCATCTCCGTAAAAATAACCTTGAGCACTTATATTATTGACATAAGTGAAATCATTAGCGTGTGAACTTAAATTTGAACCAAGGGTAAAAACATTTTCATGTGATATTAAATTATTTTGACCTCCCAAAATAACCGAATAATCCGAATTAAATGATATTTTATTATCTAAACCGTTTAATATTGTTGAAAAATCTGAATCAATGTCATTATTTTCACCATTTATTACCGTAGATCCGCCACCATTAACATCGTTATTATATCCCCCTAAAACATTTGCAAATGCTTCACCTATAGTATTGTTACCATACTGTGTATTAACACCGCTTAAACTTATATCTAATATAAACGGCAAATTACTATCATTAGAAAATGATTTGATTGTATCGTCAGTAGTTTTTATAAATAATTTACCATCATAAACATTTATGGCAATTTCTCCGGAACTCAACGAAGTAAATGTTGGAACTACGCCAGATACGTAATTTTTTTTGTGTAAAATTGTTGAACTGTTAGACATTTATAATATTTATTCTAAAAAAACCTGTAAAATACTAATTTTTATTATTAAATTTTTTTAATTGTTTAATAACCGACATTTGTTTTTTATTTAAAACATCTGATTTATAACTTTCGGTTGTATTGTTTGTTTTTTTAATAAAATTTATTGAAGCTTTTAAAAATTTTTTAATATTTTTCCACATGATCTATATATTTATAATAATAAACATAATTTCCATAAATATATTTATTATTTATGAAAATGTGCAGATGTAACGTGGCGATCTTCTTGTCTAGCTTCTACTGCTTTTTTTGCAATATCTAATGGATCGTCTATATATGCCCTAACTCTATATGATCCCCAGTGATCGTATGTCCAAAGTTTATTTTGACCAGAGGGATACATATATGCAACAATGGCATGACCACTTGATTTTTTCTTTTTTGTATTTGTATAATCAAATTGATAACCAACAACTTCCGACCAAACATTATACTTTCTTAGACCTTCTCTAAATGCAATTGCAGTGGGTAAACATGCATTTTTCTCTCTTTCCATCCATGCATCTGGATTAGAAGGAGTAAAGATCGATGCACATGATGTTAAAAATGACAAAAATAAAAATATTAATATTCGTTTAAGCATAGTTTATATATTTATACGAAAAAATAACCACAGAAACTGTTAAGCTCCTGTGGTTATTAATTTTTTTTATTAATACTGGTTTATTAGTTTAATTCCAAACCGTTTCCAGAGTTATAAAGAGCA